TCAATGCGTGAAGGTTTCAACGACATGTTCTACGCAGACGGAACTGGCAACAGCGGCAAGGACTGGAACGGTCTCGGCAACATCATTGAGGCTTCAGGAACTGTCGGTAACATCAACCGTGCAACTGCTGGTAACGAGTACTGGCGTTCATACGAGGAGAACACAGCAACTGCTTTGACTCTTGCTCAAATGGCAACCGCATACAACACGGTTTCTGTTGGTAACGACCACCCAGACATGGTTCTCACAACTCAAACATTGTTTGAAAAGTATGAGGCTTTGTTGCAACCACAGTTGCGCTACACAGACACTAAGACAGCAGATGCTGGTTTCCAGAACCTTCTGTTCAAGGCTGCACCTGTAGTGTTTGATGCAAGTTGCACCGCTGGTGTAATGTTCTTCATCAACAGCAAGTACCTCACACTTGTCGGTCACTCAGGTAAGTGGTTCCAGCAAACAGAGTTTGTTCGTCCAGAAGACTTGGATGCACGTTATGCTTTGATTATGTGTTACGGCAACCTCACTTGCCGCAACGCTAAGAAGCAAGGCAAACTGACAGCGAAAACTGCTTAAGTAACATAATTTGTTGGGGGCGCAAGCCCCCATCAAACAATAAACAACAACAATTTAAACAAAACAAAACAGGAGATAGAAATGCCATTAGTCCCAAATGATACAGACGGTGCGATTAGTCGTAGTCGTATACAATCATACGTTACAGCAAAAGAAAAGGTTACAGCAGTAGCCGTTACTAATGCTGCAACACCAACAGCAGCACAACTACTTAACAGTAAGTTGTTTGTTGCAACACCAACAGAAGACACAACCTTCACCCTTCCAACAGCCGCACTTGTGCTTGCTGAATTGACAGATGAAGCAGTTGGAACCTCGTTTGAGTTCACAATCGTGAACCTTGCGTCTAGTTTTGAAACTGTTGTTACAACCAATACTGGTTGGACAATTACTGGTGGTGGGTTGATGACAGTGTTTGATGGCACTGCAGCGACATTCCTTGCTGTTGTAACATCAACTACAGCAATTCAATTGTACCGCAAGAGTTCTGGCGGCGCAGTTAAGTAATTTAACAAAATTTGCCTTAATTGGCAATTTTGTGGGCTGGGAACAACCCACAATATGGTAGGGGGGCAAAAGCCCCCTACCATTTTTGCTTTATAGGAGTTTTATGCCCAAAGGTTTAGATATAGATAAAATTGTTGCCGAGGCGTTACGCCGCTTGGGACAATCTGGTGTTGCTGACGATGCTGCTAGAGTAGGCGGCAATTTAGTGGATGATATTTCTAAAGCATTGTCACAGGCAACAGGAAAAGCCCCTAAACCTGCAAAACCTAAGATGCCTAAGAATCCACCTAAGAGTGGTCGTGGCAAAAATCCACCTGCTGCTGGCGCTGTAGCGCCTGCACCTAAAGGTCCGAAACCTAAGAGTCCAAAATCGGGTTCGGCAGATGCAGCAGAACGTGAAGCCCGCCGTCAAGCCAATCGTGACAATTGGGCTAAAGAACGTGAAGCATACAACAAAATGAAAGCCATTGAACGTGAAGAACGCAAAGCAGGAAACAGGGCTAAGTGGGCTGCAACGTTGGAAGAAAAATATGGTGGCAATATCGTTGAGGCTCGTAAAGCAACGTCAAAAGGTCGCAACAGAAATAAAAAGGATAAAAAGTAATGGCTAAAGCACCCAACAAATTGCCTTTGGATGATATTATTAAGGCTGTTCTTAAACAAGTACGTAAAGCAGAAAATAAAGTTTACCGCAAGGCAGAAAAAGTTGTTTTAAATCGTGAGGTTCGTAAACAGGTTCCTCGTAAAATGGTTCCCGCTAAAGATGATAGAATGTTTTATCGTGCCGAAAGGGCAAAAGACATTATGAACGAAGGCGGACCTTTTGTTACTAAAGCAGCAAAAGGAAAAGGAAAACGTTAATGGCTAGAGGTGGTTCTGCTTTTGATGATGCTGTAAAAGCGGTAATGGCACAACTTGCCAAAAACCGCCCCGCTGTTGTCTCTGCTGCTAAAAATGTTGCAGATGATGCTGGCGGCATTGCTGCCGCAGCAAAGTCTGCTGTTACAAAGGCTTTAAGTGGACGTGGAAAACCTAAGGTTAGTAGCAAAACAGCAAAGACAGTAACCCCAAAACCAAGCAAGCCTGCTTCTAAGCCAATGACTAAAGAACAGCGCCGTTTGGCTAACCAGCAGGCTGACGCTGAACGCCGTGCTATGGGTGCTGATAAAAGAGCAGCAGATAAAGCGGCACAGAAAAAAGCAAACCGAGAACGATTCCTTAATAAAGAAAAAAGTAAAGTTGAAACAAGGATGACTCCGCAGATGATGCGTCAACAAGGTTATCCTTTGATTAGTAATACTTTAACCAAGAAAATGAACTCGGTTGATTATAAGACTCGTTTGCTTAAAAACGAGGGCGGCATGTTAGATAAACAAACAAACATAGAGGCTTATAAACTTGTAAAATTATATGAAAAAGATGGTCGCAAACTTACACCTAAACAGGTTGCGCAACTTCGCAAGAATGTTGAGTCAGAAATCAAATCTTTTGCTGAAAGAAACTTGGACAAACTATCCAGAGGTGTTGATACTAGATTAAAGAATTTGGGTAAGATGACTCCAGAGGAGTTGGACACCGAGGCTGGTAGAATGGCTTTTCGTGCTAAAAAAGATAAAATCCGAAAAGGTGTTGAACCTAAGGATTCTCGTAGAGATTATCAGATTCGTCAAGATAAAGAAACGAATATGCGTCTTGAGGCTTTGGAACGTAAACGTGCAGATGCTAAACTTAATAGAGGTACTGGTACGTCAACTGGTCCTAAGGTTAAGGGTCCTGAGTCTGCTAAGGCTAGGGAGAAACGTTTGTCTGCTTTGGCTTCTGAACGTAAACTTGTTGCGCAACAGGAAGCAAATGCGGCGAAACGTTCTAAAGTTAAGCCTTTGGCTGTGTCGTCTAAAAAGTATACTCCCGAGGAACTTAAGAATGTTAAATTGACCACATCTGCTGATGTGGCTGCTGCAAGAGCGGTTCTTGGCAAGGGTGGTGAGGGTTATAATATTAAACCTAGTGCGCCTTTACGTTCTGGCAGACGACAGGAAACTGCCGAGGAACTTAATGCACGTTTGTCAGCGTTCCGAGCAAAACAATCAAAAGGTTCTAAAGCACCAAAGAGGAAATAATGGTTACTCCACGTAACCAACGTTATAAGCGCAAGGTTAATTCTGCTTTAGATTTGTCTAAGATGGCTGCTGACCCTAAAGGGTTTGAGTACGAACAACGCACTAAGTCTATTGTTGAAACTAAACCTGGTTTTGGACCGTTTAATGATATCGTTAATTTTTCTGGTGTTGTTCGTTTTGGTAAAGAAAATTTAGATGCACAGTTGTCTGATTTGTTGAGGTTAAATAAAAAGAACCCTGGAATTGTACGGGCGGAAGATAAATATGGTCAAAAAGCATCTTTTGTAGGTGAGTCTTTGTTGCCTTTAAACGAGTTAGAAAACATTTTAACTGGCAAGGGAAGTAAAAGTGACCTTTTTAATGCTTGGCTATATACTCAAAAAGGTATCGCTACACAAATGAAAGGTTTGGGGTTGCTTGGTAAAGGTGTGACTAAACCTGTTGGTGCTTTAACTCGTAAAGCCAGCGTGGGTAATAAGTATGGTCGCAAGGTGTTAGAAAAAGTGTTATCGGCATTACCTTAAAGGAACGGATACCCATATTATGATGAGCAATTCAATACCTAGTTACGCTTTATACGGTAGACCAGTGGACCATTATAGGCTTTCTGCTGTTGCTGATGCGCCGTTGGCGGCTGCCAGCGGCGAATATTTGGGTCGTGGCAACAAATGTATGGGCAACGACGATACCTGTGGCGCTAACCGTATGAAGGGGCAAGAATTGTGTGTTGGGCATTACCGTCAGGCTGTTAATTTGGCTGAGTTGGCTGAACAAATTGAATCCGAGGAATAACAATGGCATACGCAACAATGACTGCAACAACGTTGCGTCAAACCGTCCGTGACATTACTGACCTAGATAGTGAGGACCTACCAGATTCATTGTTGAATGTTTATATCCGTGACGGATATTACCGTATATTGGATATGGAAAAACGCTGGTCTTTCCTAGAGAAGTCGTTTACTTTTAATACTGTTGCCGAGCAACGTGAATACACCATTAGTGCCTTTACTGCTGACCCTATCGGTCAGGTTATTTCTATTGTTGACCCTACGGGTACGGGTTTGCGTTTGGATATGGTTGGACTTGATATGGGTGAAAATACTTATATCGGTTCGTATGATACATCTGCTGACCCGTTGTTTTATGCTATTTGGGAAGGTAAAATTCATTTGTTTCCTAAACCAAACAATGTTCGCACCTTGAAGGTGCGGGCTTATCGTGAACCGATTGATTGGGTTACTACTGGTGGTGCGGTTGATGCCAGTCCGTCTTTGCATTTTCCTTTAGTGTATTATGCTTGCAGCCGTGTATATCAACGCCTTGAGGACACGGTTATGGCACAAGAATATAAACGTGCTTTTGACG